AAGAACTCTTTCTTCCCCTGATTGCATATTTACAATTCTATAAAACGGAACTTTAACCTTGCTAAAATATTCTATTAATTGATATTTTTCTGAACCTTCTTCTCTATCATAATCTTTAACAACATCAGGAGTAAAAGAACCTTTAGTCCTTTCATTTGTTGTATTTGGAAAAGTATCATCATCTGAATAGTTTTCTAACTCATCAATTAATAATTTACCATCTTCAGTTTCTTGAGCCAATTGCGGATATAAATCAACTACTTGTGGCTTCGATAGTATAGTTGATAACATTATTCCTGTAGCGTCATCAAAATACTTACTTCTTGCATTAGGGTCAACCGCTACTCTAAATGGGTCAACATATGTGAACTTAACTTCACCTCTTCCATAATCAGCTTCTCTATCAACATAAGCATAAAAATAACCAAGACCTGTTACTGCATAGTCATGAACAACTTGTTTAAATACTTCATTGCCATCAGATATATCCCATATATATTCAAGAATACCTTTCCATACATTTGCAAGTTTAACATCAGAGTCTTCTCTACCAACCGCAGAAAACTTTGGTGGTTTTGAAGTTATAATAGCCTTGAACTGTTCAATAGCAGAATAAAGTCTGTCTAAAGGAACACTTGATTGATTCCTTGATTGAAGTTCATCCATTTCCTGTGGAGTAAACTGATTCCCTAAATAAAAATCAATATCTTCTCTTGCATGCACATCCCAGTCTTTTCTGGCGTCATGCCACCTTCTCCATATCTGTCTTATTTGTTCTGCTCTTTTATCTATCGGAATCATAGTTCGTAATATAATATATTTTTGTTATCAAAATCAAGTCCTTGCTCCTGTCATCCAATTGTATTTCTTTCTGGGCTTTTTCCATTTGCCTGTTTCTTTATCTAGAATATATTCTGAAGTTATCTTTTTACTTCCTTTTGCATATTGAGTAG